TCCCGGCTCTCCTGTTGTTACGGTTCCTATTGCGACTGTAGCAGCTGCACCGTCTGTACCGTGTTTCCCTTGTTCGCCTTTAATATTCACTGGGTCAGGATTAGGAAGCCCAGCTTTATTTGTCCAAGAAAGAATATTTTCCGTCACACTCGGTACAAACACATTGACGTTTTGTGCTATCTCCAGTGTTTCATCTTTAATGCCATTCATTTCATCAACTGCAGCAGAAGTTATATCTTCAACCTCACTTAATGCTGTATCAAACTTCCCCGCCATCTGTGTAATGTCTGATTCGAGTTTTTCGCCGAGATCTGTAGTAATTGTATCCAGCTCTTGAATGCACAATGTATTCCGATCGATAGCAGTTTCAATAGCCTTAGTAATTGTCTGTGGTGGCAATTCCATTTGCTGGGTTATTTCTGTTCGTCTTGCAAACGTAATTGTTACGCCATCCGGTAACACTGCTGTTACTTTTACAGTACTGCCACTAACAGTATAATCGGCATTGTAATCAAGGCTCACCTCGCTGCCAACGCTGTCGATGTAACTAGCCTTTACATCGCTGGGGGATTGATACTCAAACGGCAATGAATATGCTGTCCCTTGTTTGTACTCATAGCTTACCTTTGTTGCTCTTGTGGTTACGCTCATTTTGTCACTCCTTTGCTTTAAAAAGTATTTTGCATTGTGTTTATTTGTGATATAATTGTGAAAAAGCTTGAGAAGGTGCAGAATGAAAAAATATTATCTTGTCTGTCTTTTAATTGTATCGTTGTTTATGGTGGGCTGTTCATCTACTAAACCATTGAAGATAAGCCCTGCAAAGAGCTTCTCTGAAACATCAACCATTGACGTTTCTTCAACAACCAAGTATGAAGGTTTAAACTTTGGCGATTCTTTGGAGAAAGTTAAAGCTTCATCCAATTTGATATATGTTACAGAACTTCCATCCCTAGATCGCAATAACCTTCCTATGAATGTAAAGTCATATAGTTTTAAAAATAAAAGTGGTACATATTATAGAATGAAATGCGACCTAGTCCTAAATTTTTTTAATAATGAATTGTATGAAGTAAATATATATCCTTCTGATTTTGACAGCAAAGAGGTTTGCTTAAAAAAATACAATTACCTAAATTCTGAATTCACAAAAACATATGGCGAAGGTATAGACCGGAGCAGTGATGAGCCCGACTCCTATAATAAAACTTGGCGAATAAATGATACATCTTTCTCTTTAAATCTGGTTAGCGGAAGATTCTTAGCAGTCATTGCTCTTGACCTAGAAAGAAAAAACAAGCTTACTGACGAACAGTTTATGTATATGGGAATTCGTAATGAAAAATCAATAAGTTTATAAATACCAGCCTCTTTATGAGGCTGGTATTTTTTATTCGTCACGCTCTTTCTTTGGTCTACGTCTATAAATATCACCTAATTTCAAATCCATATCGTTTTCGATGTAATCATAAGAGTTCCAAAATAGAGTATGAATTCCTTTGGGAACACCACCAAACAACGCCATTAGATATGTTACATCCTCTGTTGCTTCCTCTACCGACCGCTTGCCCTCAAAAGCCTTTTTAATTTTACCAGGAGCGGCAACTGTCTTTTCAATAGTTGATTGTGCTGCAGAAAGGCGATACCCATAGTTTTTAATCCCTAAAGCATTACTTAGGAATATATTACCAACTGTTCCTACTGGTCCCCACATGCTAACAGGATATGTTGCCAGCTCGTTGTATAGCTTAGTGCCAAGTCCTTCATCTTCCTCAAATGGATCTTCTCCTGCAAATAATAGATTCATCATACAGAAAACCAACCACTTGCTAAGTGCGAAGTTCGCTAAGCGCATAACATCCTTTTCTTTCATGAAAATTCCGTACTCTCTAATCCATTGATTAGCCTGAGTAATAAAGAAACTCTGAAACATAGTCACGAGCTTCCAAGCACCGCCGGCTCTCATTATTGGAGCAACGTTACTGGAATCGAAAGAGCCTAATGTTCTTCGGATAACCGTATCAGCAAAATCTCTTGCGTCTAAGTGCCCAGCTCCATTTCTCTTTGCCTTGGCATATGCACCAATCCAGACAGGATAAGCGGTTAATCCATCCGTTAGAGCCATTATCTTTGCCCCAGCGTCAACGAATTTTTCTTCAATGCCAGACATTTTCCCTTCTGCACGCAGCTCTGCTATCGTGTAATCAGGGTTCTCTGATCTGTATTTCATGTACGGAGAAAGCTCATTAACGCCATCTACTAAGCCGCTAAACTTCCCTGCTTCCTGTAAATTAGCTCCCCAGTTAGACAATGCAGCAATCGTATCTGTATGGGTCCAGCCGTCAACGTCATTGCCATACAAGAATATATTCCCTAAGTTTTGAATGTTTACTTTAACGTTGAACATGATAACAAAGTTGCTAGTTTTTCTTCTAAGCCAGGATGCAGTATCGCTCATTAGATTTTCGCCAATGTTAGCACTCTTGGTGTTATTTGTTTTAGCCAAGAAGTATTCACGCAGAGCTGTAAAATCCGCAACGCCTAGTTTCTCCACAAGAGCAGAATAAATTTCACCGTCATTAAACAATTTATTTACATCGTTAAACAGCTCTCGATACGCTATATCATGCAGAGAATCCATTACTGCTTTCATCTCTGCGTCTACAGAAATATCTATCGGGTATACAGCTTTGGTTCTGTTTTTAGAAGAACCTCGATTAGTCCGAATCTTACCGCCGATATTAGGAGTATCAGAAATGGCATCTTGCCCTTGAGGGCGGCTTCCTGCGCTTTTATCTCTGACCAAAGGGAAATACCCGCCTCGGAACATTACGACACCTTCAGGCGTCTCTATGGCTGAGCTAACAGGCTTAACTTCTGTAGGAGCAAAGCCCACATACCTACGGTCAAGATCAAACTTTTCATTCTTTCGTTTCCCTGCTGCATCAATTTTAGCTTGGGCATATATTATACCGCCTGCCCCAATTTCTCTACCGATGAAATTAAGAATATTTTTTAGCGTTGCATCTTTGTCACCCTCAATCCAAAGCTCTGAATCCTTAAATCGCATAGACTGCAATGTAGGCCGTTCTCTGCTTCCGACAGCACACATTTTTTCTATGCCCTCAGCATTACCTAAATTGCATAGAATCTGCACCAGCTCCATGTCGCTAATAGGCTCTCCGCCAAGCTCTTTCCTGCGCTTCTTTTCATAGGCAGCTACTTTATCTTTCTTGCTAGGCAGCCAAGCTTCCCGTGCGTCCTTAATTGAATTGATCCATTCTGCTTTCATGACGTTTAAAACATCGTCTCGCTGCCTTGCCGGTTTGCCGAAAAGTTTACTTAGAAGTCCACGTTTCCAGCCATCGTATTTTTCCAGCAATGTTTCTGGAGTTTGGATACTGGCAAGCAATCTGTCCTTCATGGAAATATTCTTTTCTGCTCCAATTTCATTTGTGCTCTTGGTTGGCAAAGTCCCCAAATGTTCCAGAAGCTGAGCTTTTGTTTCTAGGAAGCTGCCTTTCTCTCCCAAAACTTTAAGGCTATTTTCATCAGCTGCAATGTGCTTAATGTTTTTTACTGCATCAACGAGATCTTGAAGCTGGATAATAGTTAGCTCTTTCCCTGGATTTGCAATCTGCACGTCCTCAGAAACTAGCCACAAGGCAATGTCAACGTTATCATACAAGTCATTCATTTCAGTCATATACTCAGAGAGAGATTGTGTCCTTACCTCTGGATCATATCCCTTGAGTTTAACGCCGAATCGGCTTAGCAAAGCACCTGCCTGAGCAAGATGCTTCTCATTTTTCCAAGACTTAATATCACTCCTTGATATCTTTTTAATATAACGTTTTAAATTACCTTGTTCTTCTCTTATTTTTATGCTTTCCTGAACACAATAATGATTGTACAGCTGTATGTTTTTATAACGTGCCGCCGTGGCAGTATCGCCCTCAGTTAAAGCTTTATAACCTTTTATCGCTGCATTTCTTTCTGCCGTGATAAACTTGGTTGTTTTTGTAGCTTCATTGATTTTAAAGCGTTCACGCATATCTGTTTGTGCTTGAATTTTTGCAGTTTCTGCACGAGCCTTTGCATACTTAGCCGCAACAATTTTATCAACGTGCCCTGAAATTATTTCTGCTTCTGTTGCAACAAGAAGCGCAGAGGATGAGTTATACAAGGATTCTTTTGCCGCTTGTCTAGCCGCTGCCCTCTCTGCTGCTAAGTCAGGAAACTCTTGCTTTATTGCAGTTTGTATCGCATCTTTTACGGCAGTATTGTAGGTAGGAGCAGCTAGAATATCGTTTGCCATCTCAAGGCCGTTAGTGTACTCGCTAAGGCCTGCAATTAATTCAAACGAAGCAACTTGCTCATCGCTGAGAGTTCCTTCAATGTAATGCTTAGAAAGGTACTTTGCATTATGTCCCATATCATCTTTAATGAGTTCTGAGGCAATATATACTCTCTCAGCTGCAACTTGTTCTTCCGCGGCCTTCTGTAATTCATTCTCACGAGCTGCAATTTTTTCTCTGCGCTCTTGCGTGAAGTTGGCTGTCATCTCCTTAGAAAGCTTTTCTACTGCTAATCCTTTGGCTTCTGATTCAAGCGCAGCAAGGCTTTTCAACTGAGCTTTTGAGATTCCGTTCCTAATGTTTTCAGGAAACGGAGCAAAGTATCCATTTATTCTAGCTTCCTCTGCAATCATTTTTTCAGATGCTAGCATTCTATCGAATACCTGGCGAACATCGTCTGTTATCTCAACTGCATTTTGATTCCTGCGCTCACCCATGATTGAGCCATACAAATCAAGCAGCCATTTCTTAAACCGGCTCATTACTCCACGCAGTTCTTCTGTCGGGGCTTTACCTTCCATGAAATACGTTTCGGCAGCTTCTGCCCACCGTTCATGCGCAGCTTCTTTACGTGCAAACTGCTCGTCAGTAAGTTCTTCGTTAGGTCTATTAAGCTCATTCCATTCTTGCTCTGTAAGTTCTGCGTAATCAAGCATCGTTTGCCTATCTTTACGCATTTGCTCGGTTGCAGTTCCAAGTACGCCGTCACTCATAAGGTTTTGATTAAAATAATGACCTACAGCTTCATGTATAACAGTGCTCATGTCAGCGCCTTTAAACAGGTTTATAATTGCTTTGCCTTCTGCATCCCAATGGATAGAGCCTTTTTTATCGTTGTTGACTTTCTGATTGTAACTGTTGATTATCTTTATTGCCTGATCGTCAAAAATAACATATGATTCTCCGTCTACCATTCCAACATATTTAATGCCTTTTATGCCTAATTTATTTAAATGTTCAGATGCTGCTCTGGCAGGGTTTTCTGCTCCCATCCTTTGCATTTCAAATATTATTTCTTTATAAAAACTTTTTCCATTAGACGCGCTACCGCCAATTCTTTCTAATTCAGTTTCGATAATCGCACGCACTTTAGGCGGTTGTTTTTCAATAGCTTTTCCTTCATCAAGTAATACATCATTTTCAGGAATATCAACTTCAAACAGAGAACCTTCGTCGGTACTTCCCTTCAATCTATCCCTGTACCGTTTAGCGGTATTTTTACTGAAAGCAAAATACAAGCCCCATCCATGAGCTTGTACGCCTGTTCCTGTACCAATAGCACCCAAATCAAACTCATTGAATTTGTACGGGGACCCATGGAAAGCAGACTGATTGTAACCTTTCGTTTCATCGTTAGAATCTTTGACAATTCCTAATTTTTCTTTTATAATATTAATAATAGAAGGTGGTCCAGTGAAAGTGGAGGGATTGGATATTTCCAGTTTACTCGTCCTGGCGCCTTCTTTTTTCATCCAGTTTTCTATATTAGCATCACTGTCGAAAAAAGCTGTAGTCATAAAAATTCTACCATTAGATAAGAATTCAAATAAAACGCCTGCATTCCCTGCAGGTGTTTTTATTTTTGCCAGAACCTGCTTGCCACCATTGCTTCCACGTTTTTTATTGTCAACATATGCGTCTTCAATACTTTCTATATTACCCTCAATAGTATCTAAAAGCGTTGTATCTAACTTATGTTTCTTCGCAAAATGCAAAATATTATCGTTAGCCACATCTATTCTTGCCCCGCGGCTAGTCGTCATAGGATAAAAAAGCTTGGACTTGCCTTGCGAATCAATATTGCTTGTTGTTATCTCATTATAAAAATTAGACAAGCTTTTGGCTTCACTTTTTTTCATTGCAGCCTGGGCATATACTCCGCCATCGCCGCCACGAGCGAACTCTAGCGGATGGTCAATATAATACTGCCCTGGATTCTCTGGATTATAAGAAGCGCCACGACTTCGCAATATTGTTATAATATTGTTGATTTCACGGCCTTTATATCCAGCAGCTTCAAGTTGATTTCTGAATTCACCAAAGATAGCATCAGACTGTCTTTCTTGCTGCTGAGCTTTGTAAATGGCCGCTTCCATTGTGCGTTTTTCTTTTACACGGCTTTCCATCGCTTCACCGTTACCGAAAGCAAAGTTACCCTTCATTTCTTCAAAGAGGGTAGGGATTTCCATTCTAGCTTTTGCCAAGGTTCCCGCTGAAACAACAATATCACTGCCGCTTTCTACGGCCTGTTCTATTTGAGATTCAGTAATGCCAAGTGTTAGCGCAGGGTCTATCCCTTGTTGGTTGAATACACGTTTTACTGTTTCTGCGTCCAAATAAACTACTTCGCCGTCAGCCAAACCATCTATAGTCGCTTTAGCTACATCAGGAGTTACGCCAGAAGTTCTTGCCCTTTCTGCCATATGGTCAACAAAGGCTGTCTTTTGTTTTTGAATTTGGCGACCAGCAGCAACGGATACGCTGCCGCCAATCAATCCATACAAACCTCCTACAGCCCCTGCATACATACCATTTTCAGTAATTTCTTCAAAGTCTGCGATGAATCTATTTACTTGATCTTCTGTTGAAAAATGATTATACCTAGCCCATATCTCCGCTGCGGCATCAGGATATTCCTGAATAAACTCAGTAATGCCTTCCGTTGCCATTGCTTCTGCAATAGCTCGCCCCGCATTAGTACCCTTGCTGATTCTCCTACCAACGTTTAATATTTTCCCTAAACTGATGGATTCAAGAAGTCCTTGCCCTAAAGCATTGCCCCCACTAGCTAAAGCTGAATCAGCAATATTAATATTATTCCTGCGCAACTCAGCGTATTGACCACCGCCAATTTGACCAGCCATAAGAGCTGCTGCCGCAACAGGATTGTACATACCAACAAAAACTTGAGCAAGAAACTGTGGGGCATTCTCAACAAACGCATAACCAATTCTCCCTGCTTTTGTTTCTGCCTGTACGTTGTAGCGCATTCCAAACCATTCATTAGCGTTGGCAACGGCTCTTTGTCCCGCATTGTAAATTCGCTCGTTATCAAGAACGTGCCCTAATACTTCAAGCCCCCCGCCAACTGCGCCAGTCGTAGCTCCCATGAATCCGGTCATGCCGTTGAGAACTGATTTAAACAAGCCATATTCACTTTCAGTATCTTTAGCCCAGCGTAATGCCATATCAGGAGAGTTCCTATAAATGCTGGCCATAATAGGATCTTTAAGAAGTTCAGCTACTTGAGGGCTTGTTTTTGGTAGCTCAATAAGTCCGTTATCGTCTCCTTTGCCCCATGTGCTTTTGATGCTATCAACTTCTCGCATGGCTTGGCTTGCGCTTATACCAAATTTATTTGCATACCTTAATGCTTCTTCGCTGGCTTTGGGATCAAGATTTTCTGATGCTTTAAGAGAGCTTAAAAGTCCTGTATCCCAACTGCTTACGTTAAGTCTACTCATATCAAAAATCCCTCTCTTTTTCATAACGCCCATCCCAGTAGTCACTTGAGTCACTTGTGGGTGGCACTTCATTTTCTTTCAGCAAGTGTTTTTCAAGAGGCTTTTTTCGTTTTTCACATATTGCAGTAATGGCATTGTTCATTGTGGTTCGATTTACAGATTGGCTATTACCAACCAGCATTTGAAACGCTTCCTGTTGAACAATGTCTCCTTCGATCATAACAGACAAGACATCTGCAATTTCAGCAGCTATGGAACTATTATTGCTGCGCATTTCCATAATTGTAGCCACTTCGTTGCTCAGACCATATGGAACGGACGCCGCTATTAAGTTGCCTGCCGCAACCCTATCCTCCCTATAAATCCTAGATTTAGCCAAGATATCAGCTTTTTCTCTCATAAGTTTATCCGCCGCTGCTGCCCTCACATCTGGATTCATTGATTCGGGAATCTTGTCAATGTTTTCGAATACGAAATTTTGAACATCTATTCTGTCTATTTCGTCACTGAACATTGCGTTAATCCGATTAATTATTTCCTTGTTGGCAGCCTTTACCGCAGGGCTTGTCTTTAGAGTGATTTGTTTCAACATTTGCTTATAGTCGCTCATAGATAGAAGTCCACCGTATTTGGTTGTTAAGTCAGCGACTGTCAATGTACCGTTATTTACCTCTTGATAAACCATTGCCAGCGTTGCTGGATCGCTAGTTTTTGCACTACCAACTCGACCCGGCGCGCCAAGACTTTTAAGCTTACTAATGGCAGGAGCCAGCTCGTTGTATACTAATGGGTCATCCATATAAATTTCTTGAGCTAGCTGGTCAAGCTGTGTCACTGTCGGCGTTCCATTCATAACAAGTTCAACTAGATTCTTGTTATAGCCTTCGGCTTTAAATCCTCTAATACGTGATTCTTGCTGTTGTTCATTATAAATAACAGCTTTTATTGCTGCTTGCTGTTCAGGGTCAAATCGTCTACCAGAACCGCCTTTGTAGTTAGTAAAGTCAAGATCCAAGTGAGGACCTGTCCAACCAGGAGAACGTTCAGCATATTCATTCTTTATTTTTAAGCCTGGCATTGCAGTTTCCCACTCGGCAATCAAAGCATACTGCTCTGCTGTTGATAAATTTTCAAATCCAGGAATAACACCGTCTGCCTTGTATCCCCCCGCATGAGTATGAGGACCGCCACTGCCAACATGAATATCATGACTGTCGTTGACGCTTGTTATAATCATCTCACCTAAACCTGCCTTTTGAGACAGTAGTCCAGAGAGAGCATTTACACCTTTAGAAGTTACCGCTTGAGCCCCCTCGAAAGACACTCCTGGATTAAACTGAAATGAGCCACTTGGCATTTCCCCGCTGCTGTTATAGCCATATTGGTTATCTGCCATTTCAATGGCTTTAGCATAATCGATAGAGCCATCAGGTCGTCTAGCATTCTTCATTATTGCGTGAGCAGAATCATATACAGAATATGTTTTTGTGCTATTAGCTACAAGAGCTTCTAGCTTAACCTTTTGAGTTGGGGTCATTTTATTTCCAATTTGCTCTAGGATTAATGATGCTTTATCAAATTGTTTATTATTCACATGATCTACAACCAATACCGAAGCAAACTGGTCAGCTATATTCCTAGCAAGCTCTTCTTGTTTTTCAACAGGGCTATGAGCAAACATAGACTTTGCTTCTTCAGTTGTCAACACATAATTTTCAATAAAGGAACCACCACTTAAAACATCTGAAATCCGGTCTTGAGCATACTGGTCAAATGTAGTTACCCTCACTTCATTATCTTGTTCAGCTTGCCACTTATAAGCCCAAACACTACCACTAACAATATTATCCATAGCGGCTTTTTTGAACATGTTTTCTCCAGCCTTGTATTTTATCCCACTCTTGGCATATTCTTCTTTTTCTATTTGGGCAGCTCTCTGCTCAAAGAAAAGTTGTGAATCTGTGGCATTACTTCCCTGTTTATTCTTTGCAATATCAACTTTTAACTCTGCCAGCCTTTTCGCAACACTATTGCTTGCAGATGCAACACGGAGAGCTTCGTCCGATTCTTCTCTGTCCTGTATTACCTTTAGCGCCGTTCCCGCGGTTTTGCTCATCTGCCCGTAAAATCCGCTTTGATCAACAATTTGTGCACCGTTGTACCCTACTTTTGACTGCTGTTGCCGCAGGGTTATTGGCTCATATGAATTGTTTTTTATTGTTAAATTAGCCATATAAACACCTCATACTAAAAACTATTTCCATAAACAGTTTTATAATTCTTGCTGACTGTCTGGAATCCAATATGATTGTTGGCTCCCCATTGATAGCCATTCGGGCCTAAGCCATAAGATTGTGCCCCGCCGCTTGAAGCTCCCTTACTTGCCTTGCCACCGCCACCCAGTAATCCGCTCGCAGTAGTAAGTACTCCTCCGAGAATCGCCATACGCCTGGTGTTTTTAGCAGCACTCCGCAAGTTCTTCGCCGTAGCGTCGGCAGCAGCTGCAGCCTGATTGCGGTTAGCAACTTCCTGCCGCAGGTCAAGGTCACTTGTAAATAAATTCTGCCGTATTTTCTCTGTCTGTTGTTCAAAGCTACCTATGTTCGCTCTGTCAAGAGCCGCCCCCAGACCGCTGTCACTTTCAAGCCCAGCACTGGCTAGAGCCGCTGTATTTTGCCCGGCAACTAAATCTTTCCTGTTGCGTGCGCCCCGCAACTCCTCGGCAGCATTAGCTCCCGCTACTTCTCTGTTTCGTTCTGCGATCTGGGCATTGGCCCTCTCTGCCTGTGCCTGATACTCGGCTTGCTGAGCCTGTGCTTTCATCTGCGATGCCTGCTGGTTCCCCTGGGCAAACGTCATTACCCCTTGCATTACAGCCATTACTGCTGACATATCATCACCCCTTTTATTATCTTCATATTTCGCTTATGGCGCGTTTTACTTCTTTATTCGACAACTTATATTCTTAACAATCATTTCGCTTGCCACAGGTTATTTATGCCTGTGGTTTTTCCTTTGTAAATATATAAATCTCATGGACATTGAATTTAAACTTAAATCCGAACGCTTTTGCCATAACAAAAGACTTTTTGTAATAACTGTAGGCTGCCATATATAAATTTCCGTATTCATTCAGCCATCCTTCGATAACCTCTCGGCCTATTTTTACAAAACTCTTTTTGTGCCGGTCAACTTCATCTGTCCCAAAATGAAAAGCCATGTATCGCCATTTTAAAACAGGGTATCTTTCTGTTACCCCGAAAAGACATACTGGCTTATCATTTATATATACTATTTTCATCTCACAGCTTTTTTCTATGTGCAGCCTTATGTTTTCTTCCACATCAGGAGAATCAGCAAACATTTTCTGATCGTCCGGTCTAAGATTATGAAAAATGTACCGCACATCTTCCAGCATTTCTTCGCTGTAGTCTTTTAACTCGATCACGACATATCAACATCCCTTGCAATGGAAAGTAGCTTAAACGGATACGGCTCATCATGTTTTATTATGATGCCGCCTTCTGTATTGGAATCAGAAGATACAGGAACTTCAACCAGTCCAGTATGAAGTTCTACTTGCAGTTCAGGTGTAAGTGCGCTTAACTGGTCCTTAACTGTGCTGAAAATAGGATTAGGCTGCAGCCCTTCCCTTGCATAAACATCACCATAATAGCTCTCTCGAAGTTCCATTGTCACAGAGGTAACTGATTTAATAGTCCCGATAGAACTACCCCGCCCTTTGGTCGTGACATGTACTGCCGGCAACTCCAAAACAAATTCATAAGGAAGTCCGACAATAATCTTTCCATATACCCCGCTTTCAGCCGGCTCAATAGCGATATTCCCTTCTGCGTCTGCCGTCTGTGCTTTTACGTTCAACATATCGCCGCTTGTAACCACCCAAACCAACTTATTAGCCAGCCTTGGTATTTTAATTCCTTGTCCATCACTATCTGTAAATATTGTACTGCAGTCTAACATTACATAATCAATAGGTCTGCTTGACAGCATATCAAAAGCAAGTTTTTCAAGGTACCTTTTACCATCACGGCTTACGACAATATAAATAACATCATCACCATTTTCAGAGATAGTTTCAACTTGTTTTATCTTACCATCCGTTACAAACTCGCTCCATGCAAAAACCTTCTCATTGACCAGGTAAGTCAGGCAAATCATCTTTCCACTATCCAGCACAAAGTAAATAAGGTTCTCAGGATACTTTGCATATGAATAATCTTTGACCTCAGAATCAATAATGTCATGGACGAACAGCGTTAATTCGTTGCCGGTATAGCCGTCTGTTTCATATGTATAACCAAAGTCACGCAAGAATTTATTATTGCTCTGTATATAAAGAACCCGATTATCTGCTACAAACGGAACATGCTTATCAGTGCTACCCCACGAAGACTGTCTGCGTATATTAATACTTGTAGGTGTTACCGTCGCACCATCGCTAACGATTCTTTCATCGTCGCCGGTAAATACGCACAAGTCTTTTGCTGCAATAATATTCTTGATATTATAATCATTCCGGGCGACAACACTTGTATTTATAGCACTGTCATCAGTCAATGTCCCGTCTTTTATTACTTCATCAAAATTGGTGTAATCACCGCTCTTGCTAAACCAAATACCATTAGGCTTACTGTTTATATTTGCCAATACCAATCTATCCTGAAAGAAATCTGCGCATTTTGGATAGCCATTTACGGCTGAGAACAAACTAATATAATACCCTTCTGCTATTGCATCTGTCGCAAAGCTTTTCTGTATTTCCACTATGGCGTTTTTTGAATCAACTACTTCTTTAATGTAGGCAATCCCTTCATTTGTATAGCCATAATTTGTGATCCTAACCGTTGCCGAACCGCTGCTGATATCTAAAGCCAAACGGTAATAATGCCCATCACCATCTTCTGTAAAGCTTTCATTGACGTTAAAATCATCGGTAGAATAATATTTTCTGTAATCTACAAACTCCTCTGAAAGTTTAGCCCTTCGCTGGAGTATTATAGTTCCTGTCCAAGTTCCTTTGGTGAGGAGATTTAGGCTATCGCCGACGAAAAATTCTTTCGTATTCTGACCTGAATATGTGCCTTGTATTTCTACCATTAGTCACCCTCTCCTCCGCTGCCGCCGCTATAATTTTCACTTATCATTTTCACTGCAACCTGTCCGGTTGCGACGGTAATTAATGCTCTATAGTTAGCACTGATTGATACAGGAGAATATATAGTACCATTGCTAGTATATGTTCCAATAGTCTGAAACTGACTGCTCCAACTAGAATATTGCCAAATAACATTTCCAGACCACTCCCCACTAATAATAATTCGAGCGTCCTTATATAATGTTACTGGTCCAAGAGTTTGCTGTCCGCTAAGAGTGACGTCTTCTATCTTAGTCGCTACACGCTGTAATATTTTGACCCCCCAAGCTTCTGTAGATGCATCGAAAAAATCAACGTCAGATGATAAGGTAGCATCCCCTGTCGAATTAGATATACTAAAATTCACGCCATCCTGTAATTCATCAAAAGGGGGGATAGGGATTTTCAATTTGCCGATTGTAAAGGTACCGTTATTATTTCGAATTTCCATAATAGGCAGTCTGCCGGAACAAACAAACATCGTATTTGCAGACTGAGTAACCTTCAAGTTCGGCAAATCATCTGATGTAAACGGACTGTCTACTTCGCTAACCACGCCCCCTTGCTGACGCACCGTTAAATGTTTGTCGGTAAACCCCAGCAGATAATCTACGTCAGCCTGTTTGAATGCAAACAGTCTGATGTTACCTTGGTCGGTCAGTTCATCAATATAAATAGTGCCATTACGCTTATATACGCCGCCATAAGGTTTAACAATGCCATTCTTACATTGCTTTAAAAATGTAGCATATTTTTCAAGATCAACCCGAGCAAGAATATCTTTTGATGCTACGCCCCCTGTCAGGTTAGGCGTTAAGTATCTATACGCCATTACCAATCCCTCGCTTTCAGAGGTCCAGTGTCACGCCTGAGCCTATGTTTGTCTTCATTGGTGTTAGATGCCATTGCTTCTTTAACAGCCATGTTATAAAGCTGCAACTGTGTAGCCTGCGCATCTCCTAAAGCAGAATGCATCGTCATGCTATAAGCAAAGTAATGCACAAAGGCACGTTGAAATATCGCTGGCCATAAATTAACTTCATCGCAGTATCTGGTATAAGAAAGTTCTATTCTTTCTTCTCTGGACAACAGCACCGGTACAAAAGCTTCTCTGTTATGAAGCTTCACAGACAGCAGCTCATATTCAACGTTTTCTTTTCTGCCACTGGTTACGCTACGGATCCTTACAACATCATCAGGATATAAATAGACATTCTCATGCATAAGCTTTCCGGTCGCATACTCCTTGTTGATGCTATCCTTGTCCAGTTTCGGCAAAACCCTACGAACTTTAGCAAACCGCCAATCAGTCTTATTAAGCAAGGTTTCTAAAACTATAGGCAGAGTTTGCTTTGCTCCTTTAGCTTCCACCGTTTCATCATCAAGTGAAATTATCTCCCTCACCTTGATTTGTTTAAGAGCCATATTTACAAGGTCCGTTATCGAATACATTTTCATCACTCCTTCTTCTAACTAGGCAAATTTGATTTGTATATTTAGAAGAAGGCGGGTAAAACTACCCGCCTAATAATTAACCTCGCAGCGCCTTCAAAATACCTTCACGGAGTTTTTCAGTTGCTACATTCTTCTTTTGAAGCTCTGCCGGAAGCGCAATGCCATTTTCCTCCGCAAAAGCAAATAACTCACTTCTATTTGCAGTAGCCAGGTCAATAACATTCGGTTCGACTACTTCCTCACCTTCTTCATATTCCTCTACAGGAACTGAATAAGTCTTATTTTGCTCAATAACTCTACAGGCTCGCTTAGAATAAGTGTCCCCAATAGAAGAATCCAGCTCAATAACACTACCTTCTGTTAATGTTATTGGCTTGCCATTCTTTCTAACCTGTGTCGTGGAGATGGCAAATACTTTAGTCAGCATACTATCACCCCTGCGCCATGCCTACGCCAAGGGGACTACGCACACCATAGGCTAAGCCTGCTTCGATATTACCAGTAGTCGTGCCGGACGCAGTAGCGCCAAGGTAACGTGCAGGGATTGTTCCAAGCGGTGCAAAGCCATACTTCATGCCTTCTGCCACCTTAACAGTTGCAACTACTACTGGATTGCTCATATTCTCTTTTGCAGAAACGTTCACAGTGATAGTCACTGCAGCGCCCGCAGGTTCAGACAAAGACACCACATAATTCAAATTCGGGTCAATGGCATTAGAGAAGTCTGCGCCAAGGTCGATTACATCAGGCAGCGCACCCGCAGCATAAGCCACATTATTCGCATTCATTGCTTGTACATCAAACATATTCTTTTATCTCCCTTCTTAAACCACTTGTGCTTCTGTAGACAAGATTGCATCGCAACGCTTGATCGGATAGCCTTGGAACGTTGCCACAGGCTTACCTTCAACGTTGGATACTTCAAACTCTACATTGTTACGATCAATAGCCATTTTCCACAAGTGAGCATAAACTGCATCATTGCAGTAAATAACTAACTTACCAGAATTTTTGTTTTTGATCTTAACAAAAGCATCAATGAAGTATTTAATCAATTTAGCTTTGTCAGGGTCTGCAGCAAGTGCAACAGTATCAATGTTTGCAATGCGGACTACGCTGCGCAAGTCTTTTACACACAAACCAATTTTATGTTTGTACTTGGTGATATGAGCCGGATACGGATCACCGTTTTCATCATAAGCATCCCCCACGATTGTTGGCTCAACGGTCAAACCAGCTTTGCTGCCTTTAGGATAAATAGTGAAGCAGGTTTTTAAACCCCATACGACAAACCATACGGAAGTCAAGTCGTTACCAGTACCGCCAGCATCAATGATATAGTCTGCTGTTTCCGGCAGCTTACCATCAGAGTTCTTGCGGGTCAGAGTGCTATAACGCTCTGCAAGACCAACAAGTCCATTGTTGCCCGGGGCCTGAGCTCCATAGAACAAATCAGTTGCAACGCTTTTGCTCATTGCGTCTAAGAACACTTCATTCTCACGCATCAAGAATTCACGAGTACAGCCATTCAATTCTGCCAAGTCAACATCGACTTCGCATCGTGCGGTGTAGATAGATGTTGCGTCAGTAATCGGTGCACGAGTTCCTTTGGAGCTTTTTACACCTTCGTTGTACTTACGCTTTTTAATAAGCGGCAAAGAAGTTGTAACGATTTCTTTGTTCTGGTCATTCTGGTTACACTCCTTAACTACCATATCTTCTAAGAGAGGGTTTTCTTGGCTAAGCAAATTAACCAAGTCAAGTGCTGTTTTCCCATCAGGGGATTGTCCGTCAATGACGTCTTTGATTGTAGGATTTTTTACTGCAATAGTTGCCATTCTTTTTACCTTCCTTTTCTTTGTTTTTATTTTAGGTCTGCTTCGCTAGGATATGCTGCGAACACAGTGTCCATAAAACCTTGTTCTGATTTTTGCGCACCAACACCAGTGTTGCTATTTATACCGCCTTTTTCATCACCGACAAAAGGTAGCAGCTTCTGCAACGCCAAAACCATTCTTAAATTGCTACCAAGCGCTGCCTGATCAATTTCTTTTTTAAACCCAGGGACTTTTGCGTCAATAGCATTTAGAGCAATTCTCGCATCATCCATAGCCTTGGTATACTCTGGCGTCAAGTTATCTTCTGTCGCCCCAAAGTGTTTCAAGCACTCTGCGCAATCATTTGATAACTTTTCGACATGAGCAGAACAGACATATTCCAATGCTCTACTGGCCATATCAGGATCTGTAATGCCAATCGCCTGCAGCTTTTCAATAGATTCTTTTGTGATGTTCTCGTCATTTACATCACCCAGAAGCTCTGTCAGTTTGTTTTTTACAAATTCATCGTCAATAACAGGGACTTCATCATCCTGCTTTTCTTCTGACTTCTCATCTGGCTTTTTAGCTTCTTCCTCTTTTGGTGCAGCCGCTTCTTTCTGTTCTACTGCCGGTTCTGCTGGCTGGTTATCACCCTGCGGTTCTGGCGGGGGCGCTTCTTGCTGTTCTTCCGTATTGCCAAGATCAGCTTCCCCCTCTCCTGCATGAAGTTGCAAGATTAGCTTGTGATTCGTCTTAATATCATCTGACATATTAACTTTTCTCCTTTCGACTAAAGCTTTCTTTAATATCGCTGCGCCATGTTCTGCGCTCACCATCAGCTCTGACAAGCAACAATTCTTCTGATATACCTAGAGTGCGTATTTGCTTATGTAGGTCTAAAACCAATGATCTTCGCCCCTCACGCATACAGATAGCGTTTGTATCAGTTGTTGATGTTGGTTGATGCACAAACCCTTCATCTGCAAGCTTAGAGAGAAACCAACGCCCTCTGTGATCGTTCAATAACCAACGAAAGGCCTCGGCATCTTTTTCTGCCAAAGCCTTTGCTTTATATGTTTCGTATTCTTTTACCTTGCGCTTATCATCTGCAAACATTTACTCACCTCACTGCTGCAAGCTTGCCATAAGCTGTTCTACTGCTGGGTTACTACCATCTGTTGCCATTTCTTGAACATTCCTTGCAGCATCGGCAAAGTCATTGACCGCTGGGGCTGCTGTTGTAATTTGCGCAAGCTGTTTTTCTTCTTCTGCAGCCTGTGCTTGCTGCTGCAGAATATCTGCATACTCTTTCTGATCAAAGAGCAATTTTAGCGGTGCGCCTGACTTGTCGCCAAACTCCCTAATGAATGTTTCTGCATCTAAGATTCCTGCAATCTCAGGTTTAAGCTGCGACACTTGCATGATCATATTCAGCAGATATTCATACGCTTCCATGCCACTCATTTTCTGTACCTGAGCCAGCGGCGATACATATTTTACTTCCAGGTCAATCCCATCATATTCAGGCGGTACAGAAGCAAAACCATTGTTGCGCTCATAGTACGAATAAACAACTTCGATAATCTTGCCCAAAAACTCATGATTGATTCTGGTAACAATTGGAGTCAGCAGCTGCATTTTTTCTTGTTGCCTAAGCTCAAGTTCAAAGGCCGTTCTGCCTTGACCGTCAAACTTAGATTGTTCGAGCATAGCAAACAGGTTGACATTATAAGCAGCTTCGATATTGCTCTCAGTACGCTGTGCAACCTCAAAGATCGCCTGGAATGCAGGAGCAACATTAAAGAGTGATTCAACCTTGCCCTGATTAACTCCATCAAGCTCAGTAACCATACCTGGCCTATAGTCAACTTCTACACCGCTTGGAGCTTGCAGAGGCGGTTCGCTGTGCATTGTCATGTTTGCAAAGCCATTCTTTAACTGTTCATACAACATTGCGCAATCACTATCCGCAAACCAACCAGGTCCGATGCTGTAATTACTATTAGGAATTACAATGTAAGGAGCAATAGCAATAGGCATAACATCAAACCCGCCAGTGCTGATATAATCGTTTTCTCCTTCTACCCAATACAATGACAGGTATCTTTTGCCTTCTGGTCCAAAGGAATCATGCTTGATAGAAGGATTCTGTGTTAATAGCCAGTAACAATTCAATGTGCTTTCTGTGCCTTTATTCTCTTTGAGAGCATTTTTAACTTTATCCGGGCACTTCTCAATACCAAACTTCTGTGCAAGTTGTCTATAGGTGAATTTCTTTTTGACAGCAAAGGCAGTTACATCACGGAACTGGTTAAGCGCATAAGCATAACTGCCTACACTGTAATTTTCAAACACAATACCTCTTGATGGATCAAAGAATGTTCCCACCGGCGACTGGCCAAAGGTCAATTCTTGGTATGCGTAATGCACAGCTGAATAAAAGTTTGAATGATTAAGCGCAAGGCTGACTGTATCCCTGCGCCCCTGTGCAATCTCTTTGGCCACTTGATCTTCTGTTTCTACATCAAAGTCAAACCATTGTACAGTCTGCGGAACGCTGCCATTTGCCATACCGCCTGCAAAAATTAAATTAGACCGCCATGCTGTCATATCGACAATGCCGCGGTCCTTTTTAATAAGCTGGTCTGTCTGTCCAAGTTCGCCCAAAAACGGTATTTGCTTAGCCTGGATACGCAGCCACATTTCCCTGTGGCGTGAGAATTCCTCTGCGGCAAACAATGCGCTGTGCAGCTTCTTTGCATCGCTATAAGTAATCTCCATAGCTACGCCCCCAATGTGTCGCCGCCAGTTACGCTACCAACAGTCTTAGCAAAGCCATAGCGTTTTTTCTTTTTCTCTGCTGTTTCTGCGATGTTGTTGTCAGCTGTTGGCGCTTCTACCCTTTGAGCTGCTGGCTCAACTACTGTTGCTTCTGGTGCAGGAGCAGAGTATGATGGGCTTTTAAAAATTTTGCTCATGTTACCATCCCTTTCTTTTATGCTAGATTTATTTAAAAGTTAATACATAGCTTTTAACGGGTCATATCTCAATGCCTGTTTGCCTGCTTTTGCTTTTTGCGCCGGCAGTCCATATGAACTTGCCTTGAGCCTAACTGCAAAGGTCAGCGCTAGAGCATCAGCCCTATTAGGACTGTAAGCCATATCTTCTTTACGCTGCAGTTTGATCGTGCCATTATTGCTAGCAACGAGTTCCGGCAGCATTAGTTCATCGGCTATATCTTTATCCAGCGGGTCAAGTGCGCCGCCTTCTATAAGCCATTGCTTAATACTCCCCCACATTTCAGCACGTTTATTGAAATATCCCATATCGCATTTTGTACTGGCGAATGGTATCAAGTGCCACCTGCGGCCAAGAGCTTTACCTTCGCTGTATACGCCTGTGCCATATCCCATATCAATGCAAACAGCTGCAGCCCTGTATTCGTCCTCATAAAGAGCTATCCTGTGTGCAAAGGCTTTATGGTCATCGCTCTTAGCTTCTGTGTAAAGCAACTTACTCCAGTTACCCTTGCGAACGTATATAGATGCTTCGTCTTTGCCTAACCATGCAGGGTCAACACCAATAACAGCAGGAGCGAATTGATAACTGTGGTAATCCAATGTCCTTGCTCTAGCAGCTTCGACAATGTCACGCCCGATAAATTGATATTCACCGGATGATGGCGGCTCTCCGAGTATACGAACCTTCACGAAGTCACTATCAATGCCGTAATAATCTACCCATTCTTGTAATAGTCGCTTGTTGGTTACCTCTACTGTACGGCTGTCAATCTTTCGTGTATCCCATCGGCTTTTATCTTTCCCAAAGCAGTCATTAAACTTTCCTGTGTTTCGTGTTCTATTCCCAAACGCAAACCAAAGTATCTCTGTATCATCATCCGTCATTGCACCTTCAGCAACATCCCAAATGACATCATCAATCTCTGAGGCTTCATCAAACACCAATAATATTCGGCTGCCTTTGTTGTGAAGGCCCGCGAATGCCGCCGGATTACTTTTGCTCCAGGGTATAGCATCGGCTCGCCATGTTTTCTCATGTGCTGGGTCTGCGCTGTATAGTGAAGTAGCTGTATAAACAAACATTTCGCTAGCAATATTAAGCCTGTGCCACTTCGACAACTCCACCCATGTTTTAGTTCTTAGCTGTGTGTCTGTGTTGGCAGTGATTACAGCTTTAGCATCGACTTTAGTATATAGCGCCCACTCAATGAGCCAAGCATTTACAGCAGACTTACCAATGCCATGCCCTGAGCCAGTTGCATATCGTTGTACCTTCATCGGATCATATTGCATTTTCTCTGCTACACTGCTTAACAATTCAAGTTGCCACGTTTGAGGGTATTGTCCTTCAAGCTCTCCTTCTCCCCAAGGATACATAGCTTTAACGAATCCAACAGGATCATGTTCAAACCGCGCAACAAATTCAATCATTTCTTTGGTGATCATTTCTTCGCACGCTCCTGCGCTTCTTTTAACACCTGTGCTACGTTTACTGTGCCTGACACATCAATTTGTTCCTTCCACAACAAAAGACGCTTGCCCAATAGCTCTGCTGCTTTGTTTCTGTCGCTTATGCTTGTATCAAGTCCAAACGAATCTTTTTCCTCTCCATTCATTACCCTGGTTAGGTACTCAAGCACATCATCACCGGTTGCTATTCGCCGTCCTTCTATTGGTGCAAGCCGTTCTTCTATATATGACCTTATGTTTGGTTTCGTTAAGTTTTCTGCCGCAATCACTTTTGCAGTCTTTTCACTATATCCAGCTAGTTTTGCTGCCTCTGTCCCATTACCAGTCTGTATATAATAATCAGCAAAAGCTTTTTGCTTAATGGTTAACTTCTCCACCTTCATCACCTGCCTTCAATACATCAACAATATATAGCAAAATATCTATCTCCCTAAATGATCTTGCCATTTCGACCCTAACACTTACACCCTTATTCTTTTTCCGCTCTGCCTTATCCGGAAATTTCTTTTTATATTCTTCCCATGGCATGAGGTAATCTATTCTGTACATAGTGCATACCTTAGATAGCTTCTGACTATATACTTGCTCCCTTGAATACAGGTATATAAGCCCTCGCATTTCCAAAGCTTTTATTATCTTTCTGATCTTGCCGGTTAGGTTCATCTTCATTCAATCACCACCATGTCAATAAAAAAGCACCTACATAAGTAAGTGCTTGCATTGTAATCTTTAATTTGCTACCGACCTTTTAACGCTAGGTTTCTAAAATTTAAAACCCTTGATTTTTGTAACACTCCATAAGGAAGTCCTATTAATTCTTCTACATCTTCCGGATAAATCGATATGCTCCCTTCCCTTGATAGGCGTTCCATAAATTCAGCTGCATTAAAAACATTATTTTCTAACAATAACATAACTGCTGTTCTTAACACACTGGGTTCTGCTGTAATTAATTTGTCATCCAATGGTTCTGCTTTACGCAAGCCTCTCTTCTGCATATCAACAATAACTTTCTGATAAGTATCATAATTTATTAAGTCAAGGTTTTTTGATCTCATTATCATCGCCTGAATTGAAGTTTTCCACTTTTCTTTTAACTTTGCATATGCGGGTATGCTTGCATTTACTTTTCTTGCGTCAATAGCAAATGTTTTTTCCGGCAATAAAAATGCTGCTGCAAATCTATTCGCTTCACTTTCTCTCTCTTTAAATTCTTCTTTATCAACTTCTTCGTCATCATCCCAATTATGAAGACAAATATGTCCTAATTCATGAGCTATGTCAAAATGTATTCTTGCTGCTGTTTTCTTGTTTTCTGAATACCCTATTATAAATACCTCTTCACTTCCTTCTCTAATAAACCTTTTACTAAATGCATCTATGGCATCAGTTTTTGTAGAGCAACAAGCTACGACAATACCATTATCCTCTACTATGCGAACAAGATTGTTTATAGGGCCTGTTCCCAATCCCCATTCATCTCTAAGCTTACTAGCCGCTTCCTCTGGGGCCAACCCTGCACAATTAGGTATTTTAGTTTTTGGAAAATCAATATAATCACTCAAAAACCTATATATTTTTATCAAAAAATTTAACCGCATCTTCTGCGCATATACGTAGTTTTTTTTTGCTGTTAACTGCGACCTAAAGAAAACAGCTCCATCTTCTACTATGTTATCTACCTCAAAAAAGAATTGCAGCGGAAATTTTAATACATTGGAAATCTTACTTACCTTTTCCATATCAATATGATCCATCTTTCCGTTTCTATACATTGAAATAGTTTGTCGTTGTTCCCCTACCCTTTCAGCCAATTCACTTACTGTCACATTTCTGTACATAAGGGCTTGGTTCAGCCTTTTGGGGTTAAAAACACGCTTCATTATACAACACTCCTAGTCTAATATGTTAAATACCATCTGAACTATCATCTATATCTTCATTGGCAATAACTTTCTGTTGTTCCTTAGCTGCTTTTTCAGCTATTGATTTTACTCCTAATTTAACTCTTTTATTAGGTTCAAAAACGTTATCCTGATCAACCTTTTCAGTTATATGCGAAGTTTCTACTCCAATCAAGTTATCCCATTTTTCGAAGTCTGCTATCTTTAAATTTGAATTTAAAACAACGATTTCCACAGACATTAACACTCCATCTTTTATATCAAATAGAATAAATGCATGCTGCTTCAGTCCTCTCCCTCGGGATAAGATTTCTTGCAACATTGATTGTATTTTATTGTTTTCTTCTTCAGTTAAGTTATATTCTTGATTAAGCTGTTGATCTGAAAACAACACCCCTTGTTCTCCCAATACATTCTTAACATCAGCATTAAATTTTTGAGCAAAAAAACGTGAATAATGCATAGTATTGCTTTTTCTTTGTATACGGTAAAATCTATTCTTACGCATCAATGTATAGAAATAACCCTCTTTTTCCAAAATACAGAATGGCCAATTTACATATTTCGCAAAACAAACATGCCATCCATAATCTGTCATAAACTTTAACCCTTTATTTAATTCATCCCACATGAAATTAGCTTTAGCTGCATGAGTAACTGAATCACTATAAGCAATATTCGCTGTTTCTTGTGAGTCTGATATGATTTTACATATTTCTTTCTTGTCTTCTTCTGATAAATTCTCTAAAACTTCATTTCTCAACACAAAATCCCTCCTAAAATCATTTCATGACATAATTATAGGGGTTTTATGTTTTTGTGTCAACAAATTTATTTTGTGCACGCCCTGGCTTTAATTTCACCATCATTTTAATCCACAAGCTAAATTCTGATATATATTACCGTGTTTTAATGGGTTTTAATGCCAAATTATTTATGTAGATTAAATTAGAGTGAAGCCCAGCTAATGCCATTCTTTACGCTGATTAGTTTTCCGCCGTGCGCCAGTGGATATCATAACGCAAGACCATCAGGCATCCTTCTCATATAAACTATACCTTTATTTAATAAAGGTATTTCACTAACACCTTTAAAAATTCATGAAATTTTAAAGTATTAATGCCGCTGTATCACCCCAACGGCAGGGTCGAGCAGTTGCCGGATTACCCAAACAACACACGCACCTTTAAGCGTAGATAGGTGTTCCCCATCTATGCCGTACACTGTGATACTACCAGTGCGACTGCTGCTAGCCGCACGGTAGGGGCTATGGGTAGTTATCCGCATCATTCATACGATAAATTGCAGCTATCATATGCCATCATACGGCGAACGCCATAGCAAATATATAACATACGGTTTGCCACTTGCTCGGATAGTGAGCGGGTTACTGCGTATGCGTTATATCAATTTCACATTTTTACACTTTATATTATATCAAGGGTCCATGGTATCATTCTATATCATCTTTCTTAGCTCGTATAATGCCCCCGAATGGATCCTATGTATTTGCGCCCACTCATAACCCACTGCTACGCAGCACTCTTCCCAGCTGCGCCTTGAAAAATAATAGCTTTTTAATACTGCTCTATGCCTTTCGTCCGATAAGCTATCAATCAGTTTTTCTGCCTCCATTCTTGCCCGCAGAAGCTCTTTACTGCGTTTTTCAATATATCGCTCTACCTCAATGAGATTGGCAACCACAGGTGCCATTTTATCCGTATTGGCACCATGTACAGGAGCAAAGGACAGCGAAGGTGTAATCTTTTCGGCAAGCGACCGCAGACGCTCCCGCTCATCTAGCAAGTCACTAATTTCTCTCGCAATGAAACGATATCTTTTTAGCTTCGATTTTATTTCTTCAATCGTCATTTGCTACCCCCTGTATCTACCGATATATGAATATAGCGTATTTTTCTTAACACCCAGCTTTTGAGCAATTGCCGGAACATCCCACCCAGCAAACCCCATTTCGAAAATTACTGTATGCATACTACCCCAAACAAACGCCTTAGATGATGCCGAATTTCCGGGCGGTCGAAACATCGGAATGCCACTATGTTTATGCATAATATCCCTAAATACTACTTTCATAGTTTTATGCGGCTTGTATTGTTCTTTTCCCGCTTCTGTTTCTTTCCTCGCCCTAGCTTCCTCACGCCTACGTTGTTGCTCTTGTAAATGAGCTAAACGTAAATCTGTCGATGTTAACGGATTTGCTGCACCTTTATACTCTTGTACTGGTGTATGTTCTCCTCTAATACAAGGATTTAAGCCTATAAACGCACAATAATATCTGTCACCGCAGTTTTTTAACCTATAACATTTTTCGCAATCTATCACGTTTTCAGCTCCTTAAAATGGGATATTTTCGTCGAACGGCACCGCTTGCCCGAACTGCTCAAACTCGCTTTTATCGCCACTTGTACTACCTTTATCGGCTTTTCGCTCGACAAATTCCACTCCGTTAGCGATGATCTCCGTTACCCAGCGTTTACCGCCCTCTTTTGCTTCATAGCTGCGAATTTGTAAACGCCCATCTATAAGTAATCTATGCCCCTTTTGACAGCTGTTACCCACTAATTCAGCAGCTTTACCCCAAACAACAACGGGGATAAAATCGGTTTCTTTATTTCCATCGGCGTCCTTGAAAGGTCTGTCTACCGCTAAAGTAAACTGCGTTACTACTTTGCCGGTCTGCGTATACTTTACGTCCGGGTCTTTGGTTAATCTCCCGAGCAGGACAACTTTATTCATGTTCAACTACACCCTTTCCCGCTAAAATCCGAATAAGCAAACAGTTCCCACTCTGGCAGATTATCTGGTATAGTGCTTGCATGACGCATACAATCAGAGTTTACACACTTTTCTCCTTCGTAAAATTTGTTACTAGCTAAGCAGAAACAAATATCTCTATAGCACATCATTTTCTGTTTCACTCCAATCTAACCTTTGCCCGCAACGTGGGCAGTAATTATCGCTGCGCATTACTTCTACTTTGCAGGTATCTTCGGGGCAAAACCACACCGACGTCCCAATCACACATGGCCCATCGTTGCTATCATCGTTTCGCAAATAAAATACCAATGGCTTTTTGGGTAAGTCCCTATTACGATCAATCATTATCTATTCACTCTCACTTTCAAGCCAATGTTTTATACCAGTTTGACATGGTAATTTTTTACAGTTTTCACTGCCTTGCCTGTAAACACATATTTTTTGACAATTGTTTCTGCCTGCTGCCTCAACAAATGCTGCCATTTCTTCAATGCTCATAGCTTTAATTCTTTCGTAGTTAGTCATTTCAAACCTCCTACGAGCAATGTTATTCCAAATAATATAAGTGTTATAGCCCCTGTAAGGTAAGTGATGATATATAAGCGGCTATGTCTGTCACTACCGTCAGTCAGAAGTACCAATATAAACCAAAAAGCCGACGCTATAGCCACAATAATAAATGCTGTAACGGCACAACTCATTAGTAAATAAATAAAATCCATGCTATTTATTCTCCTTCTTCCTCTCTCTTTTCAGTTTCGCCTTTTGACTTCCAAGTTTGCTGTTTTTATACCGCAGCATTTTCACTTCTTTAAGCAGAGCCACCAGCTCCGGCTTGACTATTGGTATATAAGCATCTTCTGGCTCATCTTTTATTAAATTTAGCATTACTTTGACATTAACCATTAACAGCACCGTCCTAAATAATTCTTATTAATGCTTCAACTCTCGGTACTTCTGCATACCACTTATTAACCGTAGCGGCTACTATCTGCTTATCGTCTTTGTACGCTATCCCACTAAGGGCGTCTGTAATACACTTGAATATATTATCGGTATCAGGCTTCTTTGCGGGACGCTCTCCCCCTAAAATAGCCTCCTGTTTAAACTTTTTAGACTTGCTTGTCGGAATACTCATGTAAGCTGTTATCGTGACCGCTAAGGGCAATTCTGTGTATTTCCAGCCTTGGTTTTTTATTTCTTCCTGCGCAATAAGCTTTACATATGCTTTGTAGTTCCTGCTTTTTGCCGGATCATATGCTTTAACAAAGCCTCCTGCTGTACTAAACCTCGGTCTACCTTGTGCGCACGGTTCTCCCGGTATCGTTATCAGTAACTCAGTCAATATTTTCAACTCCTTATATTTAAAAGGCTGCCCCCTGTGGTAAGGCCATTCCACAGGTATACTTCCCTTTTGCGCCACATTGCTTGTATATAGTGCCGAGGCAGTAGCTGGGCAGCAGTTTTAAATTAAAATAATTCTTGCTGCAAATCTTCTTGTGCAAATCTTCTTTCAAGCTGTTCAACTGAATAGTCGGGCTTAAATTTGTATGCTGTTCTGCTGTCCATGTCAATAAGCTCTTGCCACAGTTCAGGATAATGTTTTCGTAACGTTCGCAGTTCGCTAAGACGTTGTAGCGGACAGCACCAACAACTTACACGTTTAAAATGTTCATATAATCCGTCCCAGTCAAAGCCTCTATCATAGCAGTACTGTAAAGCCTGTGCTTCTGTTATCCCCCAATCGAACAAAGGGTGTATTGTGTTTTTGAGTATATTCTTGTGCCGCTTCGGTTCGTCTGCAGCTATACCGATGTACTGGGTATATTCACCTTGGCTTTTTAGGTATTTCTTTGTAGGTTCTTGCTTTAGCAACCGAGTGCACCAACGTACCCACATTCTCGCCCAGCCGTAACCCTGCGACATTTTACCTTTCCCCTTGGTCTTGATATGCTCTGCGAAATAATAATCAAAAGATTTTTCCGCTTTTAAGGTAGTAATTTTTCGACCTATGTATTGCTCAACCTTGCCAATGTGGACATACATACCTGGGAACTCTTTTCCTGTGTCGCAGAAAATTATTTCATCACTTCCTTTTCTCGTAAAAGCTTGAATTTACTGACTGTTTCCCGTGCTATTACGGCTCGTTGGTCATCCGACCACATCAAGCAGTTCGGACAAATACGCACCTCAAATCTATGTCCTCTGGTTATATGGCTACCCGACATCGTTTCCTTATGGCATATATCACAATTCATGATCTCACCTCAAAACGGTTCTGACTTATTAGTGTTCAGCTTGTCAAAATATTCTTCGCCTAAAATCTGTAGTTCTGCCATATCTGCAGCAAGGTTATATATTTTTGCATGCTTATTATTTCCATGTGTATCGGAAACCTTAGCTCTAAATTCGGCAATAGTCCCTAAGAAACAACCACAAGACACTGTTATACCTTTGTCTTTATTTTTGAAAAATGTCGTAAAACTAAATCTACTACCAATGCGACCGATCAATAAATAGTCAGCGTCGCCGCACACCTTAGCGTCGCCGTACACCTCAGCGTCGCCGCACACCCTAGCGTTGCCGTACACCTCAGCGTCGCCGCACACCTTAGCGTCGCCGTACACCTCAGCGTCGCCGCACACCCTAGCGTTGCCGTACACCTCAGCGT